CAATGATCGTCATGGTCGCTATGATGAAGATGACACATATTAAAGGAAACTAATGGCTCACAATATTACGGATACTGATGGCGCAGTCTTTCATAAGGAGGCTGCATGGCACGGGCTTGGCGTTGTGATTAATGAGGAGATGTCTCCGACCGAGGCTATGAATATCGCTGGTCTTAATTGGGATGTCTTTAAGGTTGGCCCTGTTAGTGCTGGTGATGCTGAGTCTGATGAGTACAACGCTATCGTGCGTGGTGATACTAATACTATCCTGTCGATCCAGTCTCCTGACTACAAGATCATCCAGAATAGTGAAGTGTTTGACATGGCCTATCATCTTGGTGACAAGATTCAGGTTGAGTCTGCGCTGTCTATGAATGGTGGTCGCCGTCTGGTTGTCCTTTGCCGTACTGGTACTATGCATGGGGCTGGTGGGCGCGATCCGATTGAGAAGTATATGGCTCTCATCAATAGCCATGATGGTACGCTTGCCATGTCTGCCCTTCCTACTAGTGTGCGTATCGTGTGTCAGAATACTCTGAGCATGGCTATGGCTGCGGGTATGAAGAAGTCTTTCCGCATCGTGCATACTGGTGATATGAAGAAGAAGCAGGATGCTATGGCTGATGCCCTTAAGTTCTATGCTAAGACTGGTCAGCTGTTTGAGGAGAAGGTTGATACGCTTGTCCGCAAGGAGCTTACTAAGTCTGACATTCAGAAGTTCTGGATGGATGTGTGGGGTATGATTGAGGAGCCTATCGTTACCAATCCTCAGTCTGAGTCTGAGTATGCCAACTACCTGAAGGCTACTACTACGATTGCTAAGTGGGCTGAGGTGTTTGATACTGAGCGGCAGCAGCTTAGCACGACTGCTAATCTCTGGCTTGCTGCTAACGCTGTTACCAATGAGGTTCAGCATCGTATCCCTGCCCGTGGTAAGAAGCCTACCTTTGAGTCATCCGCTTATAGCAATCTCATGGGTAAGAATCAGGACACCACGATTGATGTTATGAAGTACGCTCTAACCCTTGCTTAAGGAGAACACTATGGCTAATAAGAAGAAGACTGCTGCTGTTAATTACCAGAAGCTTTACTACGAGTTACTTAATAGTACTGATGCTTGTCTTGCAGATCTCTTGGATATTAAGGGTCGTATATTTGCTGGCGATATTACCCATGCTGATCTTCAGGAAGAGTTAAATGCCGTGTACTATAAGTTATCTGGCAAGATGGATGTTCTTGACCAACTTGAGGATGGTGACTAATGAATATCTTTGTGCTTGATAATTGTCCAGAGTTTGCGGCCAAGTACCAATGCGATAAGCATGTGGTTAAGATGGTTCTTGAAACGGCTCAGCTTCTATGCTCTGCCCATGAGACTGCTCCTTATAAGCGTACTCACTATAACCATCCTTGTGCTATCTGGACTAGATCAAGCATGGGTAATTACGATTGGCTTGTGCGACATGGGCTGGCACTTGCACGGGAGTACACCTTCAGGTATAATAAGATTCACAAGAGTACTGAAGTCATCGAATGGGCAATGTTAAACAAGCCTAACATACTAGACCTTGGCTTGCTTCCCTTTGCTCAGGCTATGCCTGATCAGTACAAGAATCCTGATGATGTTGTGTCTGCCTATCGTAATTATTACATGAATGAGAAGGCTCGTATTGCTACATGGACTAAGACCGAAACCCCGTACTGGTATGTAGTGGAGGTACTTAACAATGTACATTGATAGAGATCATCCTGAGCCAAGCAGCTACGAGTGTAGTTGTTTTACTTATCACGATCCCGTTGATACTCTGTGTTCTCATTGCCGTAAGATTAGACTTGATTGGGAACATGGACAGAAGGCGTTAGATGAATTGGCTAGATTAGATGAAGAGCTTGATCTCATGCATGAACAATTCAGATATCACGAATACCTTCGGTTTGATATCTGGACTAAGGAATTGCATGATGATCTGTATTACGCATCGGTGTTGCATTACATAAAGAAGAAACTTGAACCTTACAGGAGGAAGCCTAATGCCAAGAATGTGGGAACGACTGACTCCGCAGGAACAGGAACAGAGAACTAAGTTACAGCTGATCGGTGAGGAAGATATGCTTGCGCTATCTGAGCGTAAGTATTGGGAGACTTACGATGCTAATCCAGATGAGGGTTTGCCTGAGCAAACTCTTATGGATGCATGCGTAATCCACCTGACTCCTTACTATCAGCAATGGATTGATACCGTATCTCAGAATAGGAAGACTCCTGATTGGGCCTTCCCTTTGTTTGCCGTTGGTGCAGCAAAGATGGCAGACATTACTGTTCGTGCTTTGATTCTTGAGTGGTTCAATGCCTCGCTCTGGGACAGGAAGTATGAGAATGATTTGTTTCCCCTGCCTACAGCGCAGCACATTGCCCATGTTATTTCTGAGATGGTGATTGAGATCGTTGCATACCAGCAAGCTAAGAAACAATTCAAGCAGGATTGGTTGAAGCAGTCGCACTACCAAAAGAAGTGGACACCTAAGCGTTGTCGCGCTTTTGCATATAAGGTAGGCACTCTCAATAAGAAACAGTTTACTAGAAAGCAGCGAGAAGATTTCGGACACCACATGCTACGCATTGCTGAGATGTCTGAGATTATTGTGCTTAAGAACATTAGAAAGCATACTGGCAAGCGTTGGTCTGAGCGTGTGGTTGTTTCCTTTACTGATGACATTCTTAAGGAACTACATAAGCGACACCGTGATGTGATTGCCAAGGCTGCATTACTATATCGGCCTATGCTTGTGCCTCCTGTGCCACATACCATCGACAATAGTGGTGGCAATCTGCTGCCTTATGTGCGTAAGCCTGTGGTGCAGAAGTTCAAAGACTTGATGTGGGATGAGAAGATTGTGCAGCGTGGTAGTACGCCATCTCAAATGGTGATTGATGGTCTTAATGCATTGATGCATACTGAGTGGGCCATCAATACCAAGGTACTTGAAGTGATGGAGAATCTATTCAAGAACAACACAAGAGATGCTAACCTACCAGCGTATGAGTTCTCAGCGTTTGATTTTGCCGATCCTTATCCAACTGATGGAACAAAGGAAGAGCAGGCCAAGTGGTGTCAGAAGAAAGAGGAAGCCTATTCCTCATGGTACAAAGAGGAACGATCCCGTGGTCGTATGCTTGTCAGGCTTCAGCTTGCCAAGCAACTGGCCGAGTACAAGTTCTTCTACCAGATTTATACATGTGACTTTCGTGGTCGTGCTAATGCTGCCTGTGATCTATTGTCTCCACAATCAGGAGACTTTGATCGTGGTCTGATTATGTTTGCGGAGCCACGAAAGCAGACACCAACTGGTATGTATTGGTTGAAAGTACATGTTGCCAATCTATTTGACCAAGACAAAGTTCCCTTTGATCAGCGTGTCAAGTGGGTCGAAGACAACATGGATATGTTCAAGCGTATCAATGAAGATCCATATGAACACCGCAAGTTATGGGTGTCAGACAAGAAGAAAAAGAATCCTAGTTTCCAGCGTATCGCTGCCATCTTTGATCTATGCAGAACCGATGGGCTTACCCAGATTCCTGTACAGATGGATGGATCATGCAATGGTGTGCAGCATTGGGCTGCTCTCATGCGTGACGAGGTACTAGCCAAAAAGGTTAATCTTATTGGCGTTACCAAGCCAGAAGATCTTTATCAGTACACTGCTGATATGATGAGTGAAGCTATGGCTTCTGTTAAAGATGAAGACTCAAACAAAGGGCGGTGGGCTACCCGATTCATTGAACATTGGGGAGACAAGATTGATCGGTCTGTCTGCAAACGGGCTGTAATGACTGATCCCTATGGCGTAACCTTCTACGGTATTCGCAGATATTGTAAGACGGAAGGCCACCTTGATTGGGTAGGTAAGGAAGAGATCGCTGGCGCTGTGGCTGAGCTTGCTACCTTTATCTTTGATGCCCTGAAGGGTACATTGGTTGAGGCTAACAAGGGTAAGGCATGGCTTAAGCATGTAGCTGACATGGCTAGTGAGATGGGTAAGAATGTTGAGTGGACTACGCCTTGTGGATTCAAGGTTGTCCACCAGTACTACGAGATTATGACTCGTCGTTCAGTAGCCAAGCTGTTCGACATGAAAGAGTTACACTTTGGCTCACCCGATAAGGAATCTATTGATGGAACTTCAGTTAATCTGGCTATCTCTCCAAACTACATACACTCGTTGGATGCGAGTCATATGTGGTCTACCGTCAGACGAATGATTGATTCAGGTATTACACAATTCAGTATGATCCATGATTCGTATGGCTGTCCTGCTCCCGATGTTAATCTAATGAGAGCATATACCAACGAAGAGTTTCATAAGATGCATCAATTAAATCTGCTTGATGTTATGCGAGATGAAGTCTCAGCAAAGCTAGGCATTGATGTACCTGAGACACCACCTACTGGATCGTACAATATAAATCGTGTACTAGATGCGGAGTACTTCTTCCAATGAAAGGAAAGATCTACCGTGTCAATAGCGAAGGTGCTATGGAGGAAGCTGTTAAGATGTTCATTCAATTAGCCGCATCCAAAAAGAAACGAAAGAACATTTCCTTTTGGTTTCCTAATGAACAATTTAGCGACATGTTCTTACGAGCTGCTTATACAGACTTCTCGTTCAAGAATATTCCTCCTCAGCCTGACATGAACATTAACATTTACATTGAAGGAAGCGACAAAGATGACGATCTGGAAACCGAACAAGATGCTTAACGGTAAGAGCTGGCGTTGGGGTGATCTGTATGATTCGTGGAATCAGACACAGAAGGATCACTTTGATGGAATCATTGATGTCTATGCACCGCAGCCAAATGGCATGCCATCCATAGCACAGCAATGGAAAGAAGATTACAAACGGAGACACCGTAAATGAGTAGAGTATTAGTTGTTGGAGATACTCACTTTCCTGCCGTGCTTGACGGCTATCTTTCTTTTGTTAAGGAAGTGAAGAAAGAATACAAGTGTGATCGTGTTGTGCATATCGGTGATGTCATTGACCACCATTGCATTTCATTCCACACTAAACACCCGGATCATCCCGGTGCTGTGAGTGAATACAAGCAGGCAGTAGAGTGCATCAAAGAGTGGAAGAGTTCATTCAAGAACTTAGTTGTCACGATTGGCAACCACGATGATAGAGTGCGAAGGATCGCTGGTGATGCTGGTATCCCTGACTTTTATCTGAAAGGTTTCAATGAAATTTATAACACAGCTTGGCAATGGGTTAAGAACATCACTATTGATGGTGTGTTTTATTATCATGGTCTTGGGGGTGGCGGCTTGTATCCTGCTTTTAACACTGCTAAAGCTATGGGTATTTCTGTGGTTGCTGGTCATCACCATTCTTGCGCCGGAATCAACTGGCAAGTTAGTCCGCTTCATGCAATCTTTGGAATGAATGTCGGCTGTGGTGTAGACCGCAAGCATCTTGCCATGAAGTATGGCGAAGACCATATCAAGAAGCCCGTGATTAGTTGCGGTGTTGTCATTGATGGCAAGCCGTACATGGAAATGATGGAACTTTGAATAACCCACCCGATGGTTGGGGCTATAGATAAGATCTATTTATCAGAAAGGAGATAATAAAAATGTCCGATACTACTACAGAAACTCAGACTGCAACACAGGAACAGGTTCCTGCAATCCGTAGCGATAGCGTAGTTGCTTACCTGAGTGGAATGGCTAGCGCACTAAGCGCAATCGTTAACGACCTGAACACTCAGGTTGCTCAGATTACCGAGTCAATGAATAAGGAAACCAAGAATGGTTAATAAGAAGATGAAGAAGATGCCGCCGTTTGTTACTGAGGTTGTCGATGTTAAGTGGAGTAATCTACTTAAGCCCGATACCGCTTTCGGTGAGGCATCTGCCAATCATAACATTACTGTTGTGATTACCAAGACACTTGAGAAGACCCTCGCTGACATCCTCAAGAAGTCTGGTGCTAAGAAGATCAACGGTATCATGGAGAAGGATGGCATTAAGACTCTGAAGGCTAAGAGCCGTGTGTTTGTCGAGCAGGGTAAGTTTCCCTGCGTAGACTCTCAGGCTGCTGAGACTGATGCTGTTCCATTCGGTGGCGATAAGGTCAGGCTTAAGCTTGCACCCGCTGTCGTGTCCCGTGATAACAGTCTTAGCCTGTATCTGAATGGTATTCAGATCGTTGAGAAGAATGCCAACAACATGACAGGCACTGGTAGCAGCGGGTTTGACGCTGTTGATGGTGGGTTTGTTGGCGCAGTCGCTTCTAAGCCTGCGCCCGAAGTCGAAGAGACTGAGGACGAAGACCTTCCCTTCTAATGGAATGGAAGTTTAATATCAATCCGGTTGCCGCATCCCGGCCACGGGTTGGTAAATGGGGCGCATACTACACAGGAACCTATAAAGATTTCCGAGAGGAAGCAATAGGTATTGTGTATGATGTTCTTGGGCATGACTTTACTCCTCTCTCTGGAGAGCTAGCTGTAAGCATAGAGCTATATGTAAAGCGACCCAAGACCACTGAAAGAGGATGGCCGAAGGCAGATATCGACAACTTTGCCAAGGCAGTCTTAGATGTAATGAATGGAAAGATTTGGGACGATGACTCTCAGATAACTACACTACATGTTTCTAAGCAGTGGGCCTCTAAAGGAGAAGACGGATACTTTGTATTATCCGTTAATGACAATTGAAAGTGGAGGGGTTAATTCCCCTCCGCTTTTTTCTAAAGGAGAACAATGTACGAACATATTTCAGTTGAATTAATCGACAAGATGGGATCAGACAATACGGTTGTCGATGCTGCTAGAGTGTCGTTCAGCAAAGAAGCTGCCAACTACACAGAAGAGCAGAACACCAAGCTTATTAAATACTTGGCAAAGCATAATCACTGGAGTCCTTTCGCTCATTGTACTCTTCAATTCAGAATTAAGGCTCCCATCTTTGTTGCCCGACAATTGCAGAAGCATCAGGTCGGGTTTGCTTGGAATGAGGTAAGCCGACGATATGTTGATTATGATCCCACCTTTTGGAATCCTAAAGGTAATTGGAGAAAGAAAGCTGACAACAAGAAGCAAGGATCTATGGATGATCTTGTCGATGATCCTTTGGAATCACAAGATGTTTTTGAGGATGCCATGCGATATTGTCTGCTTACTTATAATCTTATGCTTGCCAATGGTGTGTGCCCGGAGCAAGCTCGTTCTGTATTGCCGCAGTCAATGATGACTGAGTGGTACTGGACGGGATCTCTGTACGGCTTTGCCCGTGTGTGCCAGCTGCGGCTTGATTCCCATGCCCAGAACGAATGCCGACAGGTTGCCATGTGTCTCAATGAGGCATGCGCCGAAGCATTCCCGATATCTTGGAAGGCTCTCAATGGAACGCTGGCATGACTTGGCAAGACATATCGCAACGACTGTCAACAGGGACAGAGCGCATGTGTCTCTCATTGTTAGAAAGAATCAGCTCATCGCGGTTGGTACAAACAACTGGAAGACACACCCTAAGACTGTTGAGTTTGGGTATATGTACCCTTACCTTCACTCCGAGCTTGATGCGTTTAGGAAGATTAAAGTACCACAAGATAAGCTCGTCCTTTACAACTACCGCTTCAGCAAGACGGGAAAGCTAGGGATGTCTAAGCCGTGTAAGTTCTGCATGCCTTGGTGTTCTCATGTGTTTGATAGAATTGTTTATTCTAATGAAGAAGGTAAGATTGTATGAGTGATGATCCTCTATCTCAAGTTGTTCAAGAATTAGAGTGGGTGGTTAAGGAAAGAGATGATGCTCGTCGTGAACTGGTGGCCTATGACGCTATTCATGGTAGGCTTTCTATTCCCGATGCAGCAAGAGCAAGAGGATGGGGTTACTTACTTAAGGAGAACACCATATGAAAACTAAAACACTAATTGAACTTGAAGAAATGGTTTACGATCTTGCTGCGATGAGTCATAAGATCGGTCGCATCGAAACTGATGGCACATCGACGCAAGCAAAGTATGACAAACTTGTTAATGACCGCGACTCATTAAGGAATGAGATCGCTGGTGTGTTCAGAAACCTAAAGAATCCCTACTCAACCGAACTTGGTTGGGGTAAAGGAAAGGATGAATAATGGAAACTAGAGAAACGAATGAGTGGTTGAAGATGAACTTTCCTGTTGGTGCTGGCCCCGAGATTACTGTTGGGCATGACTTACTTCCATCAGATAGATACTACATGGAAGTAGACTTCTCCGCAGAGAACGATTACGCATACTGTATGATCTACGAGTCGATGAATTCTGACGGCTTACGCACTAGCCAAGATGAGCCTGTGGTTGCATTCACTTTATCTCAGGATCTTCTCCTGACTATGGTGCGTACAATCAATGCGATCAAGCCACGACATCTACACCGCTTTGAGGAAATTTAATGAATGAGTTTATTTCAAAAGAAAACGGAATGTCCGCGCTGCGTAGGTAAAGGTGAGGATCGTAGCGGTGATAACCTTGCCGTGTACGACGATCATGTTTATTGTTTCAAGTGTGGATACCACCGTAATACAAAAGGAAAAGAGATGACTGATGTTATGGAAACGACACCTAAAGAATTTAAGGTTATCACTGGCTCTTACATTGATCTTGAGGATCGTGGTATTACGGAGAAGACTTGCCGACTGTATGGCTATCAGGTAGCCAAGGTCAACGGCAAAGAAGTACATGTCGCTAACTACTACCAGAATGGTGAGATGATCGGCCAGCATCTGCGTGGACCTAACAAGCAATTTGCTTGGCGTGGTTCTGCTAAGGGTGCTGAACTGTATGGTCAGAACCTATGGAAGACAGGTGGTAAGCGACTTGTAATTACTGAGGGTGAGATTGACTGCATGACTGTCAATCAGGTACTTGGTGGTACATGGCCCGTAGTCTCCATTCCCAATGGAGCGCAGTCTGCTGCCAAGTCTATCCGTGATAACCTTGAGTTCATCAATTCATATGCAGAGGTTGTCCTTTGCTTTGATATGGATGAGCCGGGTATCAAGGCTGCTAATGAGGTGGCTGAACTGTTGCCTCCGGGTAAGTGCAAGATTGCCAAGCTTCCCTATAAGGATGCTAATGAGTGTCTTGTCAATGCCCAGACTAAGCAGCTTGTGTCTGCTATCTGGGAAGCCCATCAGTATTCCCCCGATGAGATCCTGCATATCTCTAAGATCGTGGATACTTCTGAGACAATCACAGCATCTAAGGTTTACCCCTTCCCATATGATGGACTATCCGAGTTCCTCATTGGGCAGCGTGGTGGTGAGATTACCCTATGGGCATCAGGCACAGGCTCAGGCAAGTCTACTATCTTGCGTGAGCTGATGATGCACCATCTATCAGAAGGCCGCAGCGTAGGCTGCATCATGCTTGAGGAGTCTCCGCAAGAGACTATGGATGACATGATTAGTCTTATGCTTAACAAGCCAGTCCGTGCTATCCGTGC